AAGAAGACTACGAGTTCAAAACAAAAAACATGAATAAAGACATTGTTTATGCTAACTACCAACAAGAGCCAATCGATGTGAAAAATAGATTATATACAGTATTTAAAACTTATGATAAGTTACCACCAGCACACTATATTATGAATTACACAGATACAGCAGATGAGGGCGACGATTACTTATGCTCAATAGACTATCAAATGTATAACAGTGAATATTATATCTTGGATGTTATTTATACACAAGAGCCAATGGAAGTGACAGAACCAGCAGTAGCAGAAATGATGACCAAAGATAATGTAGGAAATGCGAATATAGAAAGTAATAATGGTGGTAGAGGGTTTGCAAGGAATGTGCAAAAAGAGTTAAAGGAGTTAAAGAATACTCACACAAAAGTAAATTGGTTTCATCAAAGCGAAAATAAAATTGCAAGAATATTAAGTAATTCGACAGGAGTAATGAATAACATTTATTTTCCAATTAATTGGGAGGATAGATGGCCAGAATTTGCCAAACATTTAAAACATTATGTAAGAACAGGAAAAAATGAACATGATGATGCTGAAGATTGCTTAACGGGAGTGTATGAACATCCAAGACCAAATACAATACAATTCGGATATATAAAGCCGGTATAGGAGGAAAACAATGATACAATGGAATCCAGAAACATTAGAAAATGAAAATAGTGTAGCACAAATATTAATGTTAGCAGACAAAGAATGGAATGCAAGAAAACAATTATATGAAAGAATAAGAAGAAAGACAGATAATTCTGAGCTAGTAAGTATAAATGATGAAAAAATAAAAGTAGCATTTGAAAATTATATAAATTCAATGGTAACTGGGTATTTTGCAGGAAAAGCACCAGTATATGATGTTGAAAAAATATCAGATCCAACAAAATTAAATATAATAAAGAAGTTACTTAATAAAATATTTAATACAGATGCAAACAAAGATGAAGAATTAAAAGTATTAATAGATTATATAAGCAAATATAATGATGATTCAACAGAGTTTTTTGATTTAGCATTTGAATATTTTGGAATGAGAGGGTGCTATGAAGTATTATACGAGAATGAAGAAAACGAAATAGTATATACTAAACAAAGTGCATTAAATACAATAGGAATATTTGATTATTCAACACCAGTAAAACAAATAGGCCAATTAAGAAAATGGACTGAAAGAGATAAAAATGGTGCAGATATAACAATAGTAGAATTAACAACAATAAATGGTAAAAGATACTATTCACCAACACCAAATGATTATGCAAAATTACAAGAAGATAAACAAAAATTTGAGAAAAGTAAATGGAACATGCTTCCTTGCATAGCAATAGAAAATGAAATGGGACTATCAAGCTTTGAATTGGTAGTCTCTTTAATTTGTGCTTATGAAAGAGTAATACAAAATAGTAGAAATACATTTCAATATAATGATGATGCAAAATTAAAAATAACAGGTTTTACGCCACAAAATGAACTAATGACAACAAAATTAGACGCAAAAGGGAATCCAGAATTAGATGAAAATGGACAACCAAAGCAGGTAGTTAATAAAGCAAGAGAAGAGGAAGACAAAGCTTTATTAAAAATGCAAGTATTCTATACTCCAGATAATACAGGAGATATTGCTTGGGTTGAAAAAAGTGTACAAGATACAGCACTGGAAAATCATAAGAAGACATTAATAGATTTAATAGCAATGATAAGTGGAGTACCAAATATAACAGATTTAGGATTTACAAATGCAGATAATGCTAGTGCATTAGATAGAAAATTCTTTACATTAGAGCAGATGATAACAGATGCTGATAAACACTTTAAACAAGCAATATTAAGAAGATGGGAAACAATCATAGACAGAATTAATAAAAGAAAACACAAATCCTATGATTTTAGAAGCATAAAAATAGAATTACAGAGAAATCTACCAACAGATAAGGATACAGAAACCACAAGAGCATTAAAATTAAGAGGATTGTTAAGCGATGCAAGTATAATTGATATGTTACCAGATGATTTAGATAGCAATTCAGAATTAGAAAAAGTAGATAAACAAAATGAAGAAAATATTCAAAAGAATTTACAACAAATGCAAATGATGGGACAAGCAGGAGTAGAGCAAGATAATAAAGAAAATAATAAAGATAACAAAGTAACAGATTTAACAGACACACAAAAAGCACAAAAACTAACAGCAGATAATAAGAAAGAACAAACTAAAGTAGTTAATAAACAAATCAATAAAGAAGAATAGAGGTGTTTTATATGTGGGAGCAACATGACAAATATGTAAAACAATTAAAACAACTATACAATAAAACATCAAGACAAACACAAAACAGATTACAAGAATTATTTGACACGTTTAATTTTACATCAGAGAATATCTATAATATTGCTGATAATAAGACTAAAAAAAGAATAAATACATATATAGAACAATGGAAAGAACAAGGCTTATTAAAGAATAATAGCTATTTTACTGTATTAGCAAACAATATTTATAAAAGAACAAGAGTAAATAATAGTGAAATATTAGAATTACTAATTTATAGTGCATATATAGAAGAACAAAATAAACTTGAAGAACAAGAAAAACAAATAATGTATGAAGATGCAAATTATTACTATGAACAAGGCCAACAAGAAGTAAATAAAAAGAAAAAGCCATCAATATTAGCGATGGCTTTATTTCTTGCATTATTAGACCAACCAAATTATAGTGGCTTTAATTGGAAACAGTATATTGAAGCAACAATACAATATAATGCACAACAAATATATAAACAAGCAATTTTAAATATGCAACAACAAAAAGGCCTAGAAATTGATTCTAATGAGTTTCAAACAATAATACAAAGACAAAACAATCAAAAGATCAATATAAATAATGATAAGATATCAGGTGCAGCAGATTTGCAAATGATAGGACTAAATAATTTAGCCAAAGTTGAGGGAATAAAAGAAGTAACGGAAGATAATTCAAAAGTTAGATTTGTCGCAGTAGAGGACGAGTCAACAACGAAAATGTGCCAAAGCTTAGATGAACAAATATTTAATATAAAAGGTTATAATGAATTTACAAGATATTATGGAAATACTGCAAAAGAATTAGAACTAAAAAAATTCAAAATTTATGGGTTAGTCTTACGGTATAAATATGCCTCCCATAATGCGGGCATTATCATCATTGCAGAAGTACATTAGTATATCAAAACAATATGTCTAGAGAAGAATTAAACAGAAAATTAAATATGGAGTATCAAGATGTAACAACTAGGTTTTTAAAACGAAACAAAAAGCATTACAAAGTAGTAGAACAACAATATTATATTGATGAAAACGGCAATAAATATGCCGTTGATGGCAAAAGTGTACTAATGAAACATACAGAAAAAGAAAAAGAAGTCGCTAAAATATTAGGAGAAATATATGGAGGAAAAGTTAGGCTAATACCAGTTGTATTAAATCCACAAAATATAAAAACACCAGATTATATGATAGGAAATATAAAAATTGATTTAAAAGAACCAGCAGGAAAATCTCGAACTACAATCTATGATTTATTCAAACACAAAAGTGGACAAGCTGATAACTTTGTAATAGATATACATAAGTCAGGATTAGATAGGACTGAAAGCATAGAACAAGCACAGCAATTATTTTATTCTAAACATAGAAGCTGGATAAATACTGTAATATTAATGGAAAACAACGAAATATTTAAAATATTAAAAAGAAGATAAAAAAAGAAGGTGGTGCAACCCAAAAGGGGGTCACATACCTTCAACAATAATATTATTAACTTAATTATACTATAAATTAGGTTAATAATCAATAGTTTATGCAAAAAAATATAAATTATGCACTTACTTTTAAAATAGGTGCTTTTATTATGGAAAGAAGGTGAAAAAATGAACGATAGAGCAAAATATTTAGCAGTAGATGAAGAAAAAAACAACAGAATACAACATATAAGAGAATGTTTCTCAATTATCTATGATGAAATTGATTTAAAGTGCAAACCAAGTAGAGAAACATCATTAGCATTAACTAAACTAGAAGAAGCACAATTTTGGGTTATAAAAGGAGTAACAAGGGAGGATAAATAATATGTGGTTATTAGTTTTAATATTAAGTATTAAATTACAAATGCCAACTTGGTATTGGATTATATTTACGGTAATTACAATATTTAGCCCAGCTATGTGGGTATTAAAATATAATTATGCAGAAGGATATATGAAAGCAAAGAATAAAGATAATAAATAAGTTATTAATATTTTAAAATTATAAATCAAGAGCTACGTCTAGCTCTTATTTTTATGCCTTTTTTACTGGTTGCAGGCTATAAAGAACAACAGAATATAAATCGCAATGGCTGGGGCTTAGGCAATGGCTGGGGCAAAAGGAGTAAAGAATGGAAGGACAAGATAATAATACAAACAATGCTAATACTGGGGCAAATAATGAACCAGCGGGAGCAAATAATCAGAATGCAGGAATAAATAATAATCCTGTAACGTTTGATGATTTCTTAAAGGATGGAAAAAATCAAGCAGAATTTGACAGAAGAGTTCAAAAGGCTATTCAAACAGCACAGGAAGGTTGGAAAGCTAAAAATGATGCTGAAAAATCAGAAGCAGAAAGACTAGCACAAATGAACGAAACTGAAAAATTACAATATCAATTGCAAAAACAACAAAAAGATTATGAGGCAATGCAAAAAAAATTAAATGCTAGAGATTTAAAAGATGAGGCTTTGAAAATAGCAACAACACAAGACACAGCATTTGACCCAGAGTTCTTAAATCTTTTTGATTATGAAAGTATGACAGCAGAGCAATTGCAAGAAAAAACAAAACTTATAAAGTCAATTCAAGACAGAATTGTAGAAAAAGCAGTAAATGAGTGGTCAAAAGAAAAGCCACCATATAACCCAAACCCATCTAGCAACAAACCAAGTGCTGATGAAGCAATAAGAAGGGCAATGGGATTAAAATAAGAAAGGAAGAATAGACAATGAATAATATTGAAATATCAACAATTTATTTACCTAAATTAGACGAGGTATATAAAAACGAAGCAAAAACATCTATATTAGATGGAGATGAAACAACAGTACAAAAAGGATTAAATGGAGAAATAAAAGTAGCTAAACTAGACATGGATGGTTTAGGAGATTTCTCTAGAAATGATGGATACACAAAAGGTTCAACAAAATTTGTATGGGAGACAGTAAAATATGACAAAGAAAGAAGCCAAGACTTAAGAATTGATAGACTAGACAACCAAGAAGCATTAGGATTACCTTTTGCAAGATTATCTGGAGAATTTGTAAGAACAAAAGTAGTTCCAGAAACTGACGCTGCAAGAATTGCAAAAATAGCAGGAGTAGCAGGAATTTCAACAAAGAAAGAAACTATTTCTGATGGTGCGGGAGTTGTAACAGCATTAAGAGAATGCATAAATAAAATGGATGAAGATGAAGTTTCAACAGAAAACAGAATCTTATTCATAACACCAACATTAAAAGGAATGATAGATGATTTAGACACAACTAAATCTAAAAAAGTATTAGAAAGATTTGCTACAATAATTGAAGTTCCACAAACAAGAATGTATACAGCAGTAACATTAAATGATGGAAAACAAAATTATGGATACCAAAAAGCAAAAGATTCATATATTAAGTCAACAGATACAGCTGTAGTATCAGGAAAGACATATTACACAGAAAGTTCTGGAACATATTCAAAAGTAAGTTCTCCATCAGGAAATCCTTCAACATCAGATTACTATGAATTAATAGAAGGTGGAAAAGATATAAACTTCTTATGTGTTGAAAAGTCTGCTGCAGTAACAGCTATGGATCAATACATAAAATACTTTACACCAGATGAAGACCAAAATGGAGATGACAACGTATTTAAATATAGAAACAACAACTTATATGGACATGTATATGAAAACAAATTAGCTGGTGTATATTGTTCATATGAAGGATAGGAGGTAAACAAATGTCTACATTTATAGGGCTAAAAATAAATAAAGTAGAAAAAGAAGCTAAACCAAAAGCTGAAAAAGAATAATTAGGGAGGCAATAGAAATGGCAGAAACCAGTAATATAAATAAAATAATAGCCGATTTAGGAGCTAATTATAAAGACGACCAAGAAGTTCTAAGCGAAATATTAGAGGGAGTAACTTCTATTGCCTCTGATATTTCTAATAGACAAAAAAATGATGAGAAGTTATTTCCATATATTAAGAAAGCAGTAAAAGCAATATATCTTTCAAGAGGAGCAGAAGGCTTAACAAGTCGTGGAGAAGGTTCTATATCAAGTTCATATGAAGATATTATAGAAAAATTAAGAAATGACATTATAAAATCTGGATTAAGGAGGATTAAGTAATGCTATTACGAGATTTAACAAAAGTATATATATCAGAATATGAAGAAATAGAAGACCACGGAGAAACAGAAAAAGTATGGAAATTTAAACCTATGAGTGAAAAAGAACCTTATGCATGCTTGAACACACAACAAGACATATCTGAGCTTGATAGAAAACCAACAGGGGAAGTTGATTATAGTACATACAAGTGTCGTACGACAAGAGATTATGACATACAAAAAGGCAATGGAATATCATTTGAAGATGTCTCAAAATCAGAGGAGTTTAAACCTCAATATAAAGTAACTGATAAAAATAAAATTGGAAGTACGTATGTATATATATGTGAGAAGGTGCAAGAATGATAAATTTCAATTGTAATATAAAAGTAAAACATAATTTTAAAAATATAGATGCTATAATTCAAAGACTACCACAAACTGCAAAAATAATAACAGAAGATGTATTAAAAAACATTAGAGGTTATGCTATAAGGTTGGAAAAAGGAAATAATGAAGAAGGCATATTAGTTGAAATGATTGATATGTCTACTAAAGAAGTGAAGGGAAAAGTTTATGCTGATCCTTCTAAATTTATGAGTAATGGGGTTTCATATTTGTTTTTTGAATATTTTGGTACAGGTACTAATGCTGAGATGGATCATGTAGGAAAATCAAAACACTTTTTAGAGAGTGGTTACACAGAATGGTTTATTCCAGTAAGTAAAGTTGAAAAAGCATTGCCATATCCGATTGTAAATATTCAAGGTATGGATTTTTATATTGCTCATGGAACTAAAGCAAACCACTTTATGGGAGATGCTGAATTTGAAAGTAGAAATGAAAATACAGAAATAGTCAAGAAAAAAATAGATGAAATGTTGAAGGAGGTATGCAAATAATGAAAGATTTAAGTATAAAGGACTTTAGCGATTTAGTATATGAAAAGCTAGAAAATTTGTATAAGAATAAACCGATTTTAAGTAATCCAAATACAGAAAGTAAATTTCCTATATTGGAATTGCATACACCTTTGAAATCAGTAAATCTAACAGAAAATGCATTTCCTATTCGTTCTACATTTCAAATATCAATCACTTGTTGGAATGAAAAACAAAGACAAGCAATGCAAATGACAGATGAAGTTAGTACAAGACTTCAAGAATTAAATTTTATAAGGACTAATACCAGTCCTGCAGTATATGACCAGATACTGCAAAAATACGGTATAACAATAACTTTTGAAGTTCGTTTTAATTCTATAACGAGTTCTTTTAATTTTATAAGATAATAAGGAGGAATAAAAAATGCCAGAACCAAAAGCAAGTACATTAACAAAACTATTTCATGCTGATACATTAACAGACTTAAAAGATTTAACTAAAAGAAAACAAGTAGCTTTCGTACAAAGCATTCCAGAATTTTTAAAAGCACCAGAGGGAATAACATATAGTGCTTTAGATATTCCTGATGAAAGACAAACAGAAGGAAGACAAAAAGCAGAAAATCTAGAAATAGAAATATTGTTTAAAGAAGACCAATATGATGAATTAAAAGCAGTTCAAACTGCTAAGACAAATGGATATTGGGCAATTCAATTACCGGAAGAAACAGCTACAGAAAGTGGAAAACCACTAACATGGTATTTTACAGGTACATGTTATATAGGAATGAGTGAAATTGCTATAGATGATATGTTAAAATCAAAATTAACAATCTATAGAAGTTCAGAAATAACAGAAAGCAAAGGATTTCCCACAGCCTAGTTCTGCAAAATTGAGTGCTAGGAGCAGAACCATAAAGAGAACTAGCACAACAGAAAAAAATACTGAGAAGGCAGAATAAGCCTTCTCTCTTTTGCAAAGGAGAGAAAATATGATAATAGAAACCAAAAATAAAATAATTAATTTAGTAATAAAAACAAGAAAAATAGTAGAAATAGCTAACCTACTAAAAAATAAAAATTTTGAAGAAGCTTTTACAAAAGCTTATGCTATATGCGATATAGAAGCTTTGGCTAAAATTATATTAAAATTAGCAGAAACAGAAGATGAGAAAAGTGCATTTAATTCAATAGATGAAGTATATGATTTTATAGACGATTGCAGAAAAGAAGGAATAGTTGTAAATGATTTATATTTAAAGATTGCGGAGGCTTTGAACGAAGAGGGTTTTTTCAAAAAGAAAATGACCGAGAAAGAACTAAAAGAGTTGATATCAAATCCTTTATCAACAATGAATATGAACGAATTAGTTCAAAAATCGGCAGAGAATGCAATGAGCAAAATAGCAGAGGAACAATTCCAAGGTTTCAGGGGCTAAATGATATAATTTTAAGAATAAAAAATACAAATAATTTAATTGAATTGATTTATGCAACAGAGTCTTTGGCATATTATTTTAATATGAAACCGTTTGAATTTTGGAATAGTAGATATTCAGAAATCAATATTTATTGCCAAACTCATTTGGCTAAAAATGCTGACGATTTAAAACGTGAGATTAATTTACAGGAAGCGGTAACAAATAAATTAATAAGAGCAGATAGCTTATCGAGAAATCCAAGAATAATCCCTATTCGAGATAATTATAAAAATTTATTTCAAGATGAAGAAAAAGAATACATTCAGTCACCAGAAGAAATAACAAAAAAGATGAGACTTCTTATGATAAAAGAAAAAAAATAATTTTTTCGACAAGTTTCGACAAAAATACATGAATAAAAGTGCTATACTTCTTTATATAATATAATAAAAGGAGATATAGAAGATGGAAGATATACAAATAAAAACTAAATTCTGCAAATTTTGTGGTGAAAAGATTCCAGAAGATGCGGTTATGTGTACTCACTGTGGAAGACAAGTTGAACAATTAAAAGGAGAACAACCTCAGGTTGTAATAAATAATGCAAACACTAACACCAATATGAATAAGAATATTGGAGCAGTATCTGGTAGACCAAAAAATAAATGGGTGGCAATAATACTTTGTGCATTTTTAGGATTTCTAGGTGCACACAAGTTCTATGAAGGCAAAACAGGAATGGGAATATTATATCTATTTACTTGTGGATTATTTGGAGTAGGAATAATAATAGATTTTATAGCATTGTTATTTAAACCAAATCCTTATTATATATAAGAAATAAATAATAAAAACACTTGCAAATGCAGGTGTTTTTCATTTAGCATCAGATTAAATCTGGTGCTTTTATTATGCTTAAAAAGAAAGAGGGTGAAAGTGTGACAGTAGAGGAAATTGAGATAATTGTAACAGCACAAGTAGAAGAGGCTTTAAAAAAGTTTCAAGAGTTTTTACCAGCTATAAAGCAAACAATAAGGCAAGCACAAGAGGCTTTTTCAAAAGTAGATACTAGAGCAATGACAAGTAAGTTACATCAAGCAGTTAATTTTATGAAAAAGAAAATGCAAAATTTAAAGAAAAGTTCAGAAAACAATGAAATAGCAATAAAAGTAAATAATAAAGATGCACAAAAACAAATATCTCAAGTACAAAAACAAATAGATAGTTTGCAAGAAAAAATAAATGCTCGACAAATGAAATTAAACGTAATAAATCCTCAGATTGATAAAATTGTGGATGATACTAGAAAAAGTGTAACACCAGAAGGAATAAACCCTAATGATAAAGCAATGGATACAACAGTGAATAATGCATTAGGAAACAATAAAGATTTTACAGCGTTAAATAATCAGGCACAAAAATTATATACCGAAATAGAAATGTATAATAAACAACTTAGTGAAGCAAAAAACGAAATGACACAATTAAAACAAGAAATAAATCAAACAGCAATTAGTCAAGGAAAATTGACTAGTTTCTTTAGTGGATTCAAACAAAAGATAGACCAAGTAAAGCCAAGCATATCAAAGATGAAAGACAGTTTTAAAGGTCTACCTAAAATCACTCAAAATATAACTAATAATATAAAAGGAATGGGAACAGGTTTAAAAAACGGATTAGGACATGTTTTAAAATATGCAATGGCATTATTTTCATTAAGAGGAATTTATTCAATATTAAGTGGGTGTGCAAATGCATGGCTATCTAGCCAAAATGCAGGAGCAAAGCAATTAAGTGAAAACATAAATTATATGAAGTATGCTATGGGTAGTGTACTAGCACCAGTAATTCAATTTGTCACTAATCTAGTATATCAATTAATGAAAGCTATTCAAAGTGTTGCTTATGTATTAACAGGAGTAAATATATTTGCAAAAGCAAGTGCAAGTTCATATGCTAACATGGCTGGAAGTGCAAAAAAAGCGAAACAGGAAACAAAAGCGTTAGCAGGTGTCCATAGTGAAATAAATAATATTTCGGACAAAGATAATTCGGATGGTGGAAGTGGAGGGACAACAGCTCCTAGTTTTGATTTATCAAAAATGGATAATCAAATGATGGGATGGGTTGATAAGATAAAGAAGAAGCTCTTACTATTATTTAAACCTATACAAAAATCATGGAGTCAATATGGTAAACCATTACTGAAAAGTATGGAATATGCATTTAACAGCAATATAACACTAATAAAAACAATGGGAAAAAGTTTTAAAGAAGTATGGCTAAACGGAACGGGCGAAAAAACTTTAGGTATATATTTTCAGGCGTTGACATCCATATTTAATATTATAGGAAATATAAATACTGCGTTTGCAAATGCATGGCAAAACAATGGTGGGACTGAAACAATACAACAATTGTGGAATGGGTTTAATAATTTACTTTTAATAGTTCAAGATTTTTATAGAACAATAGAAGAGTGGACTTCAAGCGAAAATTTTCAAGAGTTTGCAAATTCAATAATTGGAATATGTGAAACACTATCAGGATGGTTTGAATTAGTAACACAAAAATTAAAGGAAATATGGGACAATGGAGGAAGGGAAACTTTTTCTAAATTATTAGGATGCATTTCTAAATTGGTTACGGCCATAAGTTCGATAATATCTTTTTTATCCCCGGTAATAGAATTTGTATTAAATATAGTTACCCCAGCAGTAACAGAAATAATTAAAGTTATTGGCTATGTGATAGATGCACTATCTGGTTTATTAGATTTTATAATAGGAGTATTTACTGGCGATTGGGAAAGAGCATGGAATGGAATTAAAGAATTTTTTATAGGTATATGGAATGCTTTAAAAACTGCAGTAGCAACAATACTTAATATTATTAAAGATAGTATAGTGTCCGTATTAAATGTAATAAAAAATATCTGGAATACCGTATGGAGCTGGATAAAACAGTTAGCAAATACAATATGGAATGGAATAAAGACAATAATATCAAATGCAATAAATGGAATAAAAAATACTATTTCAAACGTACTTAATGGAATAAAAAATATCTGGAATAATGTATGGAATGGGTTAAAAACTACAGTAACCAATATATTTAATGGAATATGGAACACAATAAAAAGAATTATAAACTCTATTTTAGGTGGAATCGAGGGTATGGCAAATGGCGTTGTAAAAGGAATAAATAAGGTAATATCAGTAATGAATAATTTAAGCTTCGACATTCCAGATTGGGTTCCAGGAATGGGCGGAAAAAAATTTGGATTTAACATCGGCTATATGAGCGAAGTATCATTACCAAGATTAGCAAAGGGAAATGTCGCTTATGAAAAAACACTAGCAATTTTCGGAGAATATGCAGGAGCAAGCAATAACCCAGAAATAACAGCCCCACAAAATATAATGAGAGAAACGTTTGAAGATGTTTTATCAAATTATAATAACGAAAATAGCGATAGGCCTATAAATCTTACAGTAAACGTAGGAAGTACAAAACTAGGACAAATATTATTAGACAATTTAAGAGATATGAAAAGACAATCAGGGAAAGACATAGAAGCATTAGTAGGAGGATAAAATTATGTTATGGAAAGAACATGGAGATACGGGAAATTTACCAACACCGTCAACATATAGCGCAGACATAGAAGATACAGACAAAGACAGTTATTCTTCTATTGTTGATGGTTCTTTAATAGATAATCCCATAGCTGTAGGAATGTTAAAGCTTTCTATGTCATGGGATTTTAACACAGAAGAAGAAGCAGAACAACTTATACAAAAGACATATAAAAACCCATTTATATTGGATGTTAAAGTTCCAGTAGTAAATGGAGGTTTTTTAGAAAATGCAAAGTTTAGGGTATCAAAAAGAAAAGTCGAAATGATAAGTACAGAAAAAGAAAAGAGTACTTCCAAAACAAAATGGAAGTGCTCTTTTAATTTAATGCAAAAAGAATTAACAGAAGCACAAAAAACAGCAGTAGAGGGGGCAAATAGTTAATGTATAGTACAAGTAATAACTATAAGTCTAAAGTATACAATGTAACTCATTTATTAAAAGTATACATAAATGATACAGAGATAGATTCTAAATATATATTAGACTGTAAACCCTCGAAAAAAGCTTTCTCAAGTGATGAGTTTGCATTGGGCTGTATAGAAGCACAAAGCATAGAATTAAAATTATATAAATCAGTAATACCTGCAACTATAAACAAAGTAGAAATCAAGAGTGGAATAACAGGCGAAATAATACCTGTTGGAGTATTTAATGTGGATGATATAAGCAAAGAAGACGATTACACAGTAACATTTAAATTACGCGATAATATGATTAAATTTGAATTTAATTATAATGGAAAAACACTAATAGATAGCAATAATGGAAAAGCAAAAATAATACAGGTACTACAAGACTTATGTACAAAAGCAGGAGTAGAACTTCGGTTCTACTTCTTTTTTAAACATGAATAAGGAAATAGCAGTGTACGACAATACAGTATCAGCAAGAACTTATTTAAGTTATATAGCAGAACAAGCTGGTGGAATAGCAGTAATAGGTAGAGATGGAAAACTATATATAAAAACAATCGGAGAAAGTTCAGTTACACTTCCATTAAAGTTATTTAAAACTTTTAAATGGGGAGAAAAATTTAAAATAACACGTGTAAGGTATGATGATGGAATACAACTATTTGAAAAAGGAGATACAACAGGCAATACAGTTTATATCAGCCAAGACAATATGTACATAGTTGATCAAGATCAAATCAATAATATTTATAACACATTAAAAGGACTAGAATTTTACAGTTTTGAGGGCGAAAGCATAATAGACCCAGCACTAGATACAGGAGATATCGTTGTTATAGATGGTAAAAATGTAATATACCAGGGTTCAATGCAGTTCTCGGGACGTTGGATTGCAAATATTGAAAGCAAAATACAATGTAAAGCAAAAGAGGAAACAACTACTAGAACACCATCACAAAGAACTATAAACAGAAGAGTGGAGTCAAATATTAATCAGATAGATGGAAAAATAACTCAACTAACCGAAGAAACCACAGAGAACACACAAAAGCTAACCAAAGTAGAGCAAGACGTAAATGGAATAACTAGTAAAGTATCATCAGTAGAGCAATCAGTAGAAAACATAACAAAAATAGAAGGTACAGCAGAAGGAAAGAACATATATATAGATGATGCATCTGCGGAACCATTAATAGATATAATGCTAGAGGGCGAGAGCCAACAGGGAGCAAGCCCTAGCCCAGATTATATAAGCAAAATAGAAAATTTGGAGGGAAAGAACAAAGTTAAAGAAATAAATTGGAAACAGATGCCAAGTATATCAACAGGAGCAACTATAACAAATGTAAACGGATATGGAACAGATTATATTGACGTTGATAATACAAAACAATACATTTTTAGTTATCTTGGAACATCAGGTTCTAAATATATTGTATATTATGATAAAGACAAAAACTTTTTAGGATATGATACTGAAATACAAATAAATAACTTTGCAAAATGGAATGAAACAGGATATGTACGTTTAAGAATAGATTGTCCTCAAGGTTCTGTAACAGCCTTTCAGTTAGAAGAAGGCACAGTAGCAACAGGTTACGTACCATATAATTCTCTAGAAATAAAAGATGTAGGAAAGAATCTATATGCAGGAAATGAAATAACAATAAATGGCACATATTCTTCAAATACATCTGTTAATTTAGGCTCAAGATATTTAAGTGAGGGAACTTATACTATTAGTTTGACTAATAGTTTACCAAACAATAGTTATATATATTTAGGCGCGAATGGTTCAATAGCAACGGCTATAAGGAACAAAGCAACTTTTACATTAACAGAAGAACAAAATGTTCCAATGCGACTAGTTGTTAAAGCTGGAACATATAGCAACTTTACTACGAAGATAATGATAGAAAAAGGCATGGTCGTAACAGACTACGAACCCCACCAACAACAAACAGAATACTTCCCATTATCAGAAGGACAAAAGCTATACAAAAACTCTTATTTGGTAGATGATGGAATACATCATAGTAGGAAACAAGTTGTGCTGGATGGGACAGAAACAGGTTGGTATACGCTAGCAAACCAAACTGGTACAAACACCTCATATTTCTGTATACCTAAAAGTGATATGAAAAAGGCGAGCACATTAATTTGTGATAAATTTATTAATCGAAACGTTTGGAATACTGATGAAGAAGCCATTCAAAGTATTATAGATAATTGTATAAGATTAAGAATAAATACTAGCAGAGCAAGCACGGTTGCAGAGTTAAAAACTTGGCTATCAAACAACCCTATCAGAGTAGAATACGAGCTAGCCGAAGAAGAAATAGTACCTTATACAGAAGACCAAAAAGAAGCGTGGGAGAAATTAAGGCATTTTACATTATTTAAAGGTATTAATAATATAACAAGTACAGCAAATGCGAAAATCACATATGTTAGAGATAATGGTTTAAGTGACACCTACGAAACCAAACGAAACGTTAAAGAAAATCACTACACAAAAATTGAAACAGACTCACAAATAAGTCAAACAGCAGACTCAATCAAAGAGTCAGTCAAAGCAATAAACGAACAAACACAAGAAAAGCTTGCAACATTGGAGCTAGCCAATCAAAGTTTAAAATTTGCGACTAAAAGAGTAGGCGGAAACAATCTAATCAGAAATAGTGCAATGATTAATGATAATAATTTCTGGCTAGCACACGCTAAATATCCATATCAAGAGTCAGATACACCACCTGACAATCCTACTGAAGGAGCATACTGGTATTGTACTGCCAATAGTGGAAGTTACATAGAAAATCAAATGTATGTGTACAACAGTGGTTGGCAAGTATCAGAACTGTCAAGAAAATCATTGTTAAGTGCTCAAAACTACTTCGCTTATACAACTTCTAACGAATATTGGGCAAACGGCAGAAATGCTAATGAAAATACACTGAGTGGACGAGTTATTAAGCTTGATGGAAGACAAGACTATACAGTATCACATATATTCAATATCACAGAACCTATTACATTAAATCAAAATGAAAACAAAATGGCAATATCATACTTCATAAAAAACAGTATAGTACAAGGAAATGTCTGCGTAGGACTAATGTTCCTTAATGAGGCAGATTTTACAGGAGTAGAAAAACCTTACTCATTGTATGAGCCTGGTATTATACTGACACCAGATGATTTAAAAGATCTAACTAAAATAGAGCAAATAATCGAAATACCTAAGAAATCAGATTTTATTCCTGTAGTTGTAAGTAACACAGCACCTACAGATACAACCAAGAATTGGTTAGATACAACGATATACTTACCTAAAAAATATAACTCGCAAACATCACAGTGGGAAATATTAGATACAAAAATGTCATTGTATAATGAGAGTTCAAGAGAAGTTTGGACTTATAGATATTTCTACGGATTCTATTATCAAACACCAATAATATACGATACAGCAGAAATCAAGAGTTGTTATGTGGCATTAACGTTTTATCCTGCATTCGCAGTTTATACAGGAAATGTAGAGCCTACACCTTACAAAGGGCTATATTGGAATAATAAAACAACAAATCTAGTTAAGAGAGCAAAATACAATGATACCACCTTTGTAGAGTGGGAAACACTCGATATTCCAAGTAGTTTATTGCCGACTGGCGCGAGTTTAGGTGTTGAGCTATTTGATTACATAGTACCAATTAAAGGATTCGTTGAAATTGCTGATTTAAAGCTCGAATATAACACTATGTGTACTCAGTGGACTCAATTTCCTGGGGAAGTTTATGGCAAGAATTATAAAATGGACGAAAAGGGCTTTTGGATTCAAGCAAATCAAAATACTATGTTTATAGATGAGGACGAAATCCTAGCAACATATAAAGGAATAAATATATTCCAAATTAATAAAGACTTAGCATATTTCTACAAAATACAAGCAACCGAGAGTATAGAAATTGGAAATTATTTCTTGAAAACTCAACAAATTAATTCAAAGAATATGCTGTTACTTTATTAGAAAGGAGAGCATATGGCAGTATCAAGTAATATATCAATAACACAAAACTCACAGAATATAGCAAACAATAAAAGTAATATAACTGTTAGAGTACAAGTAACAACGACAGGAGGCTCGTATAATGGATATTCTAAACCAGGTACTTGCACAATAGACGGAACAACATACGATTTTAGTCATAATATACCTCAAAATTCAACTACAACAATTTTTGAGAAAACATTAGATGTAACACACAATAATCAAGGAGAGAAAACCATTTATGCTAGTTTCTCGTTTCAAACAGGTATATCAGCAGGAACAATAACTGGGTCAACATCCAAGAAATTAACAACAATTCCTAGAACTTCCGAAGTAAGTTTAAGTAAAAAGAATTTCAATATTGGCGAAACTATAACAATATATACTAACCGAAAAAGTGCTAGTTTCAACCATACAGCAGTTATCAAATTCAATGGACAGACAGTTAGAACACAAACAGGGATAGATGCTTCATATAGTTGGAATACAAATGAATTATTTGCTAAAATTCCAAATCAAAATCAGGCTAATGGTACAGTGGAACTTACAACTTATAGTGGTGGTACTAGAATAGGAACAAGTGCAGTTAATTTTACAGGCTATGTAGTAAATAGCGACCCAGTATTTAATAATTTTGATTGTGAAGATACAAACACAGTGACTAAAACTTTAACTGGGAATAATCAAAAGTACATACGAAAGTATAGTAATTTAAAAGTAACAATAACAAGTGCAAATAAGATGACTACCAAGAACAGTGCTACACCTAAATATTACAATATTGTGGTTGGTAATAAAATTGAAAAATTAGATTATTCAACATCAGAAATTTCAAAAACTATAAATAATATGGACGACAATACAGTAACAGTTTTTGCCGTTGATAGCAGAGGAAACCAAAAAGACAAAACAAAAGCATTAGATATTGTTGAATATTCCGAAACTGTTTTACAAAGCGTTAAGATTGAAAGAAAAGAAGGTGTAGGGGAAACAGTCTTAATAAGTTTATCTGGCAAATATGCAAATATTAATTTTGGAGCCAAAACAAATACAGTCAAAAGCATTCAATTTCGAAAAAAGAGTAAGACAGATACCGAATTTGGAAGTTGGGTTGAAATAAAGCAATTGGTTACAATAGACACTGAAAACGGCACATTTAGCTGTGCCTCAAAAGAAATTACAGGACAAACTTTCACTTTAGGTACAGAGTATGACATAGAAGTTCAAGTTAAAGATGAATTGAGTTCAGACACAGAACCAGTATCTCTTAATAGCGGAAAAGTGCTACTTTCAGCACTAAAGAATAAAGGAATTAGTATTGGGGGAATTTATAATGAAAAATTAGGAGGACCATTACAACTAGACAACAAGAACGTTATAGATTGGATTAATAGTAAGCAGAACAAACAAAAACATATTCTAAAAGCTATTCTTGCTACTGATAATACAACGATAACATCTTCTCAAGACTACGATGCTGTATTAGTACCTCTAGGAGAACAATACCTTAAATTTGGAGACAAGTTAAGTCTTAGCAATGGGAAAATCGTTATTGGTTCGGGTGTAAATTATATTAGAATATCTGCTCAAGTTATGATGTCATATATTCCAAGTTCTTTAAGGCTAATGGGATTAGCAGTTTATATAACGAATAGTCAAGTTTATACAAATTATGGAATCAGAACTTCATCGGATTTTCTAACATATAATGCACCAGGAATGATATTCCCTGCTAAAGCAGGAGACACAGTATCAATTCACGTATATATTGAACCATCAGGAACAAGTGTAAAGCTAAGAAAATACTCGCAAAGCACTTTCCTACAAGTTGAAGTAATAGAGTAGGAGGTGAGAAGATGCAAGATAATATAATAATGTTATTTCTGGGTTTTATTACAACTATGATTCCGATTTTTACTGTAATTGTAAAACTAAACAATACAATAACAAAATTAAATATTACAATTCAGGTTCTATCGGACCAAATGCATAAAGGCCAAGAAGATAGAACCAAGATACATAATCAGCTTAATAATCACGAAACAAGAATATCAATTTTGGAAAATGAAAGGAGGGAAAGATAAATGGATTTATCGGTATTAACACAATATTTAAGTATAGTAGTTGTTGGAATATGCCTTTGTGTAGGTTTTGTTATAAAAAATAGTCTTGATTTTATACCAAACAAGTACATACCATTAATCATGCTAATATTAGGTTTAGCAATTAATGTATTAATGAACCTAAATGGGATAAATGCAGAAGTAATACTAACGGGAATGTTTAGTGGACTAGCTTCTACAGGTCTATACGAAATGTTTAAAAATTTAATATACAAGGAGGAAAAATAATGGAAATAATAGAAAATAATTTTAAGTTTGGTGCAATGGACATAAGAAATACAACAGAACAAATTGTATGCCACCATAGTGGAGTAACTGTTTTACAAAGTGTAGAAGTAATACATAATTATCATAAAAATACAAAAGGTTGGGCAGGAATTGGGTATCATTTTTATGTTAGAAAAGATGGTTCTATATATAGAGGACGTCCAGAGAATACAGTAGGTGCACATGCGGTAGGAGCAAACTACAATTCAATAGGTATT